CCTGAAATTCTATAGCTCCAGCGTCTATGAAAATCAAAAGAACCGTACTGATAACCAAGAAGATTAAAGTCATTGGTCTAACATTTTTAGACAACCAAGAGTCAGAAACCATATCAGACTTCCATCTTTCAGACACTTCCTCCTGCATTTTAGCCTCGTAAGAATGTACTATTTCCTGTATTTTTCTTTCTGCTTCTAATTTTTCTTCTTGAGATGTATGTAGGTTATCTATAACCCCACCAACACCTTTAACAAGTTCACTTGCTCCACTTGAAAATATTTTGCTTAGTATATTCATCTTTTACAGCAAGTTTCACTACACCAAGCTAAACAAACTTTCTTAAAGGTAACTAAACATAACATTCTGCAAATAAATTTTTTCATATTTTATTGTTTTTTTATAAATTCTAGTATAATATCTATTTTTCTTTTAATCTCATTCATATTGTCAGCAGCTCTCTCATGATGCCTTGAAAATTGATTCTTAACCTCGTAAAGCGAGAAAACGAGAAAACGATATAAAGCATATAGAGCCCCTAGCAATAGAACTAATGGCAATCCATATCCTTCTATTAGTTTAAAAATTTCTTCTGTCATTTTTTCTTTTTAAATATTCTAAATCTATTACTTCTTTTTACACAAACAGGGCATACCGAGTCTGCTATATGCACCTCTACAGTATCTACAACCTCTATAATCTCAATTTCATATTCATACATAACAGAATCTCTGTTTATTAAATTTAATTCTGTTAAGGTGTTTATACTGTCTGAATAATAACTATGAAGCCTACTGTTACTTCTTTTTTGTCTTTCTATTCTATCAAGTAAAGACTCATGATTATCTCTTTTTTGCTGTAACTTTATTATAGCACTGTCTGCTGACTCCAGCATACAATCTAAGTCTTTATTAACTAAACCTGCTTCTTCTAAATAAACATCTGATTCCGAGCATGATAGAAATATAAATAAAAACAAAAAATATATCCATTTATTATTCATTGATATTTTTTAATGTTTCTATAAACTTATCGTTCAGTTTCTTATAATCATCCCTAAGAGTCAAAACCTCTTCTTGTAGAACTTCAATCTGATTAGTTAAAGTTGTTTTATTATCTACATACAAATAGCCTATAGCCACTAGCGACAACAATAACACACCAGCTATAGGGTTAGAAGCAAAATCTTTAAAGTTTACTATTGATTTCAACGTAAAAACATTTTAATAATCAACCCAATAGTAGCGGCATAAAGAATCCAAACAGCTTTACTTATTATTTTTCTTGTAGACGTATTCCTGTTTACTCTGGCAACAACACCATAATCAGGGTCTAACAATTTTTCAGTTAGCATATCTAACTTCTCATCCATTTTATCTAATTTCTCTTCCATTGAGTCTATTCTATGTTCCATTATAGCCATTTCTTTTATTATATCCTTGTTTGTAGCCATTATTCTTTACTGTCAAAATCAATATACTCTATAGTAACTTGATTTCCCATCTCTATTTGTTTTGCAATATTTGGATATATTCTTTTGTAAGCGTTAGATGACTTTCCAATAAAGCCATCTTTGATGATGACATTATTCTCTTGCGAATCACCCAAAAGTAAACATCCAGCAGTATGAGAATCATCATTACCGCAGTGTATAAGAACATATTTAAAATCAGGAACATCACATACCTCCAACATTCCTTTATGTATTCCTGGGAATCTTTTAGAATATTTTTCATGAAATCCACCTTCTTTTCTAAATTTTATATTATATATTCCTGCTGGTATTCTCGTCTCACCCTTAACTTTTAAAACTCTATGCTCATCTTCTAGTGTATATCCAAGAAATACTAATCCTAAATCAGAATCCTGAAAAAGCAATCCATTAGTGCAATCCTCTTGGCTACTAAACCTAAGAACCTTGAGTTTCATTATATTGTTGCTGCAAATACTTCTATATCACAAGCTGATACTGTTGCTTCTGCCGACATTGTAAAAGCACTTCCATGAGATGCTGCTGCCTGAGATATATCTGCATTATCTGCATCAAACTGAGCTCCCCCTATAATGAAAGAGTTTCCTGGATTAACCTTTACAACCATTGCATCACCATCATTACTTAACATTTTCAAGTTGATATAGTTAGTGTCATCTAAATTTGTTACTCTGATGTATTTCACATTAGCAGCAGTTACTTGTCCTTGCCCTGTAGTCCCAAGCTGAAGTATATTAGTGAAAGCACCAATAGGTACTTCTACCACTCTACTGTAAACCTCATCAATTTCTGCTACAGTTAAGGTATTTGTATTACCATAAACCTGTCCATTAAGAGTAACACTATCTGTTATCGTTACTGTTAAATTTGCGTTTTTTACTGTTGTTGCCATTATTTATTATTTATTATTGTTGTTTTTTTATTATTATGCTGTTATTAGTGTTTGAACCACTAAATTAAAATGAATTATAGAGCCAGCTCCACCAGCCTCTTTTACCATAGGAAATATAATATCTCCTGCTGCTAATGCTGTGTTGTCAAAACCACCATCATCTGCTAAAGCAACTATTTTCTCGTGACTACTTAATCCTGTTGCCGAAACCTCATCCATTAAAATAGGTTGTACAGCATTTTCATCACCACTACTAGTATACATCACTGGGCTTAACTTACATATCGCTACTGTAACACTATTACTTCCATTACTAGTTAGAAACCCTTTAATATCATACAATGTAGATGCTGAATGTATATATACTGCTTGACCAATTCTAGTAAACTTTGTTGGAGTTAAACTACCACTATTTACAGCATTATGCCCATAATCAACAGCCATTTCGTAAGGAGATTTAGAGTCTTGTATATCTTCTCCATGTTTATAATTATTAGTACCAGTAGAAACAAATCCTTGCATTCTATGATACTCAGATACAGCAGGTACTCTAAAAGCAGTTGCAAGTCTAACCTCTCCAGAAGGAGTCCCAAAATCAGACGAATTAAATTTAGCAATCCCTTTAACAGTATCTGTCGCTTCTGTTTCTGCTTTAGTTTCTAAATCTTGTAATGCTTCTTTAATTTTCCTAGAGTCACTAATAGTAGCTCCTGTAAAAGTTCCTAAATCAGTCTCAGTTACTCCTGTTAAATCATCAATATCTTCCTTCTTTTTTTTCTCTTCTGTTTCTGATACTGTAATTGTAGAACCACTTACTGATGTTGTAATGCCTGTACCTCCTGCTATTGTAAAACTTGCAACTCCAGAGGCATATATTTTCTCTCCTGTGCCCCCTGCTATTGATACAGATGTAATGTCTCCTGCAACAGTTTGCCAAGAACAAGTACCATCCCCATCTTCTCTTAGAAATTTTGTACCTCCTGTTTCTCCTGTAGACTTAACCTCTGTACCCTCTACATTTTCTATCTCTGTTGAAAAATCTGACTTAGATACCCATTTTATATTACCAGAAGAATTTGTTGTTAAGACCTCATCAGCAACTTCAGTGTCAGCTATAGTTATACCAAAACTACTGGTTGCTACTAAAGCGGGGCTTGCAGTTGTTAATCCACTTATAGTTACTACTCCTGTAGAACCATTTACTGATGCCGTAAAACTTGAATGTGCATTTAAAGCAACCTGTATTGCAGTCCCTACTTGTACTGCTGTAGAGCCTGCCCCTGAAGCTGTTACATCAGCAGCAATAACCCCATCATATCCTGTTGGTGTTGCCATTGCAGAGCCTCCTGATATATTAATATATACCGCATACTTAGCAACATCATTACTATTATAAAGACAAAAATATGAATGATGTAAATAAGCCTCAACATCTGCTACAGGAGTTAATGTAACGACACTAGTGTAGTTAGCTTTAGTCCATTCTACCTCACCAACACTATTCTTTGTAGATATACTTCTTTTCCTAGCGGGCTCAAAACCTTTAGCATTATGTATCTGTCCGTCTGTTAAATTATTGTGATGCTTCATATTAATAAGTTATTATTCCATGTCTTTTACTTACACTTCCATTATTACTACAAGAGTTACATCCATTGCAACCACCCCACTCAGGGAATAAAGATGAGTTGTCATCTAAATATCTGTGCATTTTTTTCTTAAATGTCTCTGCTTTTTTGTAAGTCTCTTGTCTTAAATAATTTAATTTACTTGAGTCTACAGGACTAGTAAAATCGGCTATATTATCTACAACTCCCTGTGAAGTAGTGTTATAAGTTATGTCTGGTAAAATTTCAAACTTAATGCAAAACGCTAAATAATCCTTCACATAATTATTGTTTAATGTAGTGTAACTAGCGTTAAGCCCTAATCCAGAACCAGCAACACAAGCATTATAAAGGTCTTTACCTAAAAATGGTCTCAGATGATTTAATTCTGCAATCTCAATAAAGGTTGATTTTATTAAATGCAAATCAAAATTAGCATTTGTCATTGCTCTATCTACTACCTCTGCTGTTGTTATGAGTGCCATATTATTCTTTTTTGTCGGTTGATTCTTCTACCTCTACTTCTTTAACCTCTTCTTTAACTTCTTCTTTAACTTCTTTTTTAGAGGCAGCTTTTTCTTCTTTTAATTTTTCTAATTCAGCAGGAGTAAGTTTAGGTAAATGGAATATCTCTCTACCCTCTTCTATTGAAATAAAGTCTGTTGGAGCTATTGCTCCTAATAAAGAAACAGGAGGTTTTGTGTAAAAAGCCAAATCACTTGCACTTATACCTCTCTCTGTTTTTAATATCTTTTTTAATATCTTTAAGAACATATTTTGAGGTTCTTTAATTACTGTACTCATTGCTATATCATAAGCAGTAAGTATTTGTTGATTATTCCCCAACTGTCCTGCCACCTGAATCCCTGATAATGCAGGATTCCATCTGTGTGCTGATATTATATTATCATTTGTGATTTTTTGTAGTTCCATAAAAGAACCATCACTTGTATCGTTAATTACATTAACATTTGTTGCTTCTCCATCACCATTCTTAGCAATGAATAATATTTTTGAGTTATCTCCTGCTCCAGTTAATTTTTCTACAGCATCATCTATAAAGTCTTGAGCTTCATCTTCACCCATATCAGCGTTCAATTCAACGATTGCACTAGGCATAAATCCATTTTTGAAGCGAGTAAGATTGTATACTCCTATCTGATTTGCTATCTTTATATGGTCTAAAGCAGCACAGTAATCAGGCATGCCATAATAATAATATGTACTCTCATAGTCAGAGAAATGAATCATTGTACGATATACATTACCGTTATCCTCTTTTTTAAAGTCAGGATATATAGGTACTTTTCTCATTTCATCAGGAAATCTTCTTGCATTTTCCCAATCTGGATGTAATAATATGTGTTTTCCTTTTTTGTGTATTCTAGCTGTAGTACCGTCTTGATGGAAGAAGTTTAGGTAGCCTTGCCCTACAACAACCTCCATATAACCATTACCTAACTTCCAGTAATCTGATATAACTTTTCTGGCAACATCATCCATAGACTCGCCATAAATATTAACATCCTCAAGCAATGAAGCTAGAGCTTTGTTTTTTGTTGTTAAACCTTCCCCTATACTAAATGTTGTCTTAGTGCTAAGTATTGCCCTATGAGTAGACGCTGACCTTGAAAGTTCAGATAATTCTTGTGGAAATAAGTTATTAACCCCAAAAGGAATCCACTCATCTCTTAAAGTAGTAGATAAGTTAGGTTCTTTTGGTGCTTCTTTAGATACATCTTTAGAAAAAGAATATCCTAATATCTTAGGACTCTTCTTCGTTTGATTCGGTGTCTTTAATTGTTGGTTCTGATTCTTTCGGCTCATCTATTTTAGCTTTTTTCTTTGATTTTGTTTTTGGTTTAGATACCTTGACAGCTTCTTTAGCTGGTTCAACATTATCATCTTCTAATGTAACATAAGGTTTGCCTGCGTTATATAAGATAGATAAAACCTTTCTGCCAAAGTTTGAGTCAAAAGAGACATGAATAGTATGCCTTCCATGCTTATGAGAATCATCATCATTAGACAAAAAATATTCTTTATTAAATTTAAAATTCATGGTTTTTTTTGTAAAGATAAAAGAAAAGGGGAATATCTCACCCCTTTTCTTATAAAAAATTAATTACTATGCCGTTATCCAAGCCTTTGTAACACCTGTTACTGCTTGATACATATCAATGTAACCAGTGTTTCCTGGGTCTGTGTTAGCGGCTGATATAACAATGATAGCCTCTCTTGGGTATTCAGCGTGAATACCAGCTAGTTTAATAAGCGTACCATTAGCTTCTTGAAGTCCCTTACCTGTTGATTGCTCACCAGAAGCAAATTCTAAATATGCTTTCTTCTCAAATACTTTGTCATATCCTAATATAAAGAAGTAAGTTTCTGGAGCAGTAGCATCACAGTCATCAGCATAAGATTCACATATAGCGTAAACCCCACAAGATTCAGTTAATTGTCTTAATTGTCCATTAATTTCTTCAGTAATTTTAGGAATATAAAATTCTAATTCTACATTTACAAGAGTAGAACCATTCTCTCTTGTTGCATTTGCAGTGAAACCAGCAGTCCCTCTGTCAAATTCAAATTCATACCATGTTGAACCAACGAACTCTTTAAATTCACCTCCAGCAGCGTCAGTTCCAGGGCCTGTACCAGCAGCAGCATAGTCTACACTTCCTAATCCACCCTGCTCCATTAGCCAGATTCGTTTTAATCCACCTCTACGGTTTCTGTCGCAACATTCAATTGCGTGTCCTTTTGTTAAAGCCATTTTATTTTATTTTTTTATTTGTTAATCTTTAGGGGGTTTTGACACCCCCCTAAGATATATTAATTGTTATTAATCATTCAAAGATGTAACAACCATTCCAGGCTCTTTTACACCAACACCCATAGAGTATAACATTCTGAATCTATTTTCTTTACAGTCTTTATTATACCACATATCAACATCTTGTGCTTGGAAATCAGTTCCAACAGTAATGTTGTTTTCAGCAGTCCAGATAGCACATTTAGTATCATCAGCACTGTTAGGAGCATTTCCTGTTGCCATGTTTGATAAATCAGCATGATAAGTTGCAATATCAACATCCCAAGAATTTTTAACTTCTAATTTAACTCCGTTGAACATTAAACTACCAACTCCATTTTGTAAATCAGCATAAGCTGCTGTATGAGAACCATTACTTGCTCTTAATTCTTTTGCATAAGAATCAGCAAAAGCTCTTGAACAGTAAATGATTTGATTATCAGCAGTAGCTAATTCAGTAGAACGAGCAGCTAACATAGCCTCTAAGTGAGTGATAGTCGCTGTACCTCCTTGCAATAAACATTGACCTGCTGGTAAATCTCCTGCTGCTTTTGCTAAATCTAATGTCTTCCAAACTCCATTAGCAAGTTTTTGTGGTGTTCCCCCTGCTCCATTAGTAGCATCTCCAAACCATAAGATTGTAGAGAAGTCTCTCATTATTCCTTGCATAACTATTTGAGAAACAATTTCTTGAAATATAGTACCAGTCATATCAGCTCTGTTAATTCCTTTGCTAAGTAATTGAGATTTAACATGAGAGAATAAAGCGTGAGCTTGTTGTGCGTGCTCAACTTCTAATCTACTTAAAGTTAATGTTATATTGCTGTTTGCAGATTGGTCAGTTTCAGCAGAGAAACATGCCTCGTTTATTGATTTTGTGATTTGTTTAATTGAAGTGTATCTATCTAATTTAATAGAACCTCCAGATACATCTGTTATAACGTCCATACCTTTAAGGTGGTCGTTTTCGTAGAATAACGGTGCTAAGAAATACTTTTGAGCATCTTCTTGTGACCAAGTTAAACCACTATTAATTACATTTGCCATTTTATTTTATTTTTTATTTATTATTATTATTAATTTCTGAAGTAAATCTTCTTGTCATTTGCAATGTTATTAGCATAAACATCCCAAGCAGATTCTGATTTAGCTTCTGGAGTTGGGTTAGGGTCTTTGCTAGGCACTACATCACTTGGAGTTCCCTCCATTTTAGCAACTTTATAAGTAGCAATCTCTGCTTCTAGTGTTGCAATGTAACCATCCTTTTCAACTATTGAACCGTTTAATTCAACGATTGCTTTGTTAGACTCTTCAATAGACTCTTCTATAGCACTCATTTTCTCAGACACTTCTTCGTTGTCAAGAATTTTTACTTCTTTTGCTTCTGTTGTTTTATTAAACATTTCAGAAATAAAAGATTTTAAATTTTCAAATTCTTTTTCCATTTGATTTTCTTTTTTATTATTATTAAATAGATTTTCTACAATACTCTTGTTCTTGTAGTCGTACTTGTTAATGTCAAATTTAGCAGCCATCTTAATAGGTTCTTCAACTAAGTTTACAAAACCAGCTTCAACTGCCTCAGAACTATTAAACCAAGTTTCTTCATCCATCCAAGAACGGATTTGCTCCTCAGTTTGCCCACTTTTTGACACATATATATTAACTAGCCTCTCACCCATTTTATCCATCAGGTCAGCAGCCTTGCGTAAATCATCTGAATCTCCTACTTCTCCTCCCCAAACATTGTGTATCATATAAAGTGAGTTTTCACTCATAATTACTTCATCAGCAGCAAGTGCAATAACACTAGCCATAGACGCAGCAATACCCTCTATACGAGAAGTAACCTTTTGTGGTAGTCTGCTTACAGCATCATAGATAGCCAAACCATCTATAACAGAACCCCCAGGCGAATTTATCCTTAACAGAACAGATGTGTCGTTAGGTAGATTTTTAACATCATCAATAAAAGACTTGGCATCTACCCCATACATACCAATCTCATCATATATCATTACCTCAGTAATATTACTTTCGGCAACATTTTTTATATTATACCAATTCATAACTACAATATAAAGGATAAAATCTAATGTAGTGTGGAAACTTATGGAATAAAAAGTAAAAATAATTTGGTAGTCTAAAATATTTGTCGTTATATTGCTATAATTAATATGGATTTAACTAAAAAAAACAATATGAATTTTACTACAAAACTATCAGGATATAGTGTCTCTGTGTATGGAGGGGAAGATATGGAAGGGGCTTTTAGTATAGAATGGGAGTTCTATACAGAAATGAGAGAATGGGGTGTTAAGGATATTGGTGTTCATGCCACTAAAATTACTGGAGTTATATATAAAAATGATGAATCTGTTTTAGATGAAGACAGAATAGATATTGATTCTGATGATATGGGATGGCACATTGATACAGATGATAGTGGAATGAGTTTCGGTGGTGGGATTTGTCCTCAAAGTGTATATGTTGATTTAAAAACTAAAACAATAACAGTAAACTTTTAATATATGAATTACGATAATTGGAAATTAAGTAATCCTATAGATGATGGGTTTGGATATAATATGGTGAGTTCCTGTTGTGGAGCAGAGATTGGAGAAGGAGATGTAAGTACCTGTTGTGGTGCTAGTATGTGGGGAGAAACTGATATATGCGGAGAATGTAAAGAACACACAGATAGAGATGAAATGTGCTGTCAAGAGTGTGGAGATATTTGTGATGAGATTGAGGATTATGAGTATGAAGCAATACAAAAAGAGAATCATCAAGAAATGATGAGAGATGATAGATAAATTAATATTAACTAAAATTTTTTAAATGGGAAAAATGAAAGAAGTGTTTGCTCAACACCAACAAGAGCAGAATGATTTTGAAACGTATTATCATGAAATGTATAAGATAGCAGAGTACATGGGTACAGAGAAACTTTTTCATGAACTATACACTGTAACATCACAAAATAAAACAAATAATAAAACTAAAAAACAAACAAATGTCAGAAAAACAAAGTAGTGGGGAGACTCAAAAAGAAACACTAAGAAGATTGTTCACTGAAAACAACTTAGTTAAAGAAGATGTATTTAAGCATGCTCATTATACCATCATAACTAGACAAGGCGTAGACAAGATTATGGCCAACTCTGGAATTGAGATTCAGTATGAATTAGTAAATTTATCAGAAGACCATTCTCATTGCTTAATAAAAGCATTAGGCAAGAGAGGTGATAAAATAATTCAAACTTTTGGAGAGGCTACTCCTAAAAATAATAAAAACGCTTATCCTGTTGCTATGGCCGAGAAGAGAGCAAAAAGTAGAATTGTACTTATGCTAAGTGGTCTGTATGAATTAGGGATTTTCGGTGAAGATGAGAGTGATGACTTCAAGCGATAATGATTGGATAGATGATATTCTTAAAGATGAACCTTGTAATGGTTGGCAAATAGGAACTATTGAAGGGTTATTAATTACATCTGCTGCTAATTATTTATATCAAAACCTAAATTTTAATGAATTAACTTATGAAGATGCGGACAAAATTATCAAAATTCTCTACGAGAACAACATCCCTAGAGACCCTAAAGAACAATATAAAATTATGCAGAAAAAAGGAGTCTTTGAGTGAGTTAGAAAAAATAAGAAAGATATATAGCTTAACAAAAAAATATAGAAATATTATAATACCTATAGATTCAAACGGCATATCTATAAAACATTATATTCAATTTTTAAATGCAATACCAAATGAGGTATATAGTGATAGGCCTATATTTTATTATGAACAAAACCAATGGGATGCCTTGGGTTTATTAGGGGAAAGGGTGCATTACTCAACTGTAAGAACTAAATATTTGGAATTATGTTTTAAGGATGTTGGCCTAGGAATTACAAGGGTTTTAGATAACGATATACCAATGTTTTCACATTATAAAACAGAAAAGAAAAGATTTTTAGCTGCCCTTTATTATGTTTCAGAAAATTTAGACAAAGAAAATCAAAAAAATATATTAATTAAAGCAAAAAAACTTAGTGATGAAAGGGATATATATGACAAATAAAAATGAATTATATTTGAATAGCCAAGAAGAAGCTCTAACTAAAATAGTAGAAGATGTTTCTAATGTAAGTAGAGAATTGATTAGAGGCAATTGTAGGGTTACTAGAATAGCAATACCAAGATATATTTTGGGTTATATGTTAAGGACTGAAGTTGGTAGCACAGCCGTCAGGGCAGGAAAATTGTTAGGCAGGAATCATGCTTCTGTATTGAAATATGTTAAAGACCATGATAAAAATTACAGGTACTTCCAGGATTACAGAACAATGTATTTAAAAATAAGACAAGAATATATTGTTGGGTTCAGGGGTGCTAAAATACAAATATTAGAAGAACAAATGATTCAGTTTCAAATACAGCTTGACATATTAAAAGAACAAGAAAAACAAAAATTAAATATTAATCAAAAACAATAACAAAATGACAGAAAAACAGTATGTAAACGGAATGATTATCAAAGAAAAAACATTTGATAATGGTGGGTCTCAACTTAAAGTAAGTTTAAGGGTTGAAGAACTAACAAGACAACTAAAAGAACTTGATGATAACGGTTGGGTTAATTTAGTGGTAGCTAGAAGAAAAGAACCTTCTGATGCAGGAGTAACACACTATGCTTATGTAGACCCATGGAAGCCTACTAAACAAAACTCAGCACCTAAGACTAAAGCTGGTGATGATGACTTGCCATTTTAATATGGTGGTTATTTGGCCATCTTAAACAATATAGGTTGGGGGGTTAGTAATCATAATTAATAATTTAGCGGTTATACTTTGTGGATAATTACAATTCCCCCCTCCCTTTTTTATAAATCTTAAAACAAAAAAAATGAAATTAAATCAAAAACAAAAAGTAATGAGACATCTAAATCAATATGGCACTATAACGCCATTAGATGCCTTTAGAGATTATGGTATAATGAGATTAGCGGCAGTTATTTTTAATCTAAAAGAAGATGGTTATGATATAGATTCAGAAATGATAAGCAGTCTTAATAGGTTTGGAGAGAAAGTTAGTTTTGGTAAGTATAAATTAAACAATACAAAAATATGCTAACTATGGAGTCAATAAATCACTTAACAATGATATTTATATCTTTTAGTGTAGGTTCTTTGTTTGGTGCTTTGTGGATGTTTTCTTCAAACTACCATTCTATTAAATACCTTGAAAAAGAACTTGACTCTAAAACAAAACAATTAGAATCATTATTAAATAAATATGAAGATGATAATTATGAAGCATACTAGTACAGATAACCCAAACTACTACGCAGTAATACCAGCTAGCGTAAGGTACTCAAAAGAACTAGCTTCATTAGACAAGCTGATGTATGGTGAAATTACTTGCCTAACAAATTACAAAGGATATTGCTGGGCTACTAACCATTATTTTTCAAATTTATATGGTAGGTCTAAAGGAACAATTAGCAGGTCTATAAATAATCTTTTAAACTTTAATTTTATAAAAATAACAATGATTAGAGATGGTAATAATGTTGAGAGGAGATTGATTAGAATTAAAGAAATAGGGGTAATGAAAAACATCAAACCCCCTACTCAAAAATCGTTAGGGGGGGTAGTCAAAAATGATTACTATAATACTAAGAAGAATAATAAAAAGAAGAATATAAAGAGCAATAAGAGTAATGTTAAGAAGGAAAAAGAGGTTTTGTTTGAAAAGTTTTGGGAGGCATATAACTTTAAGAAAAGCAGAAAGTTATGTCTTGAAAAATTCATGAATTTAAGTTTAGATATTTGTAAGAAATGTGTAGTTGCCGCTAAAGAATATTCAGATTCTATAACAGATTTAAGTTTTAAGAAGCATCCAGGAACTTGGTTAAATCAAGGTTGTTGGGATGATGAAATCACACAAAAACCCTCAAATGATGGAAAGATAAAGGGTGGTAAATATGATGGAATGGTATTTTAATGAGTTTCCACGAATACGGCATAATAATTAAAAGAAATTCAGGGCAAGTAAAAACAAAATGCCCTAAATGTTCTCATGATAGAAAAAAGAAAACAGACCCTTGTTTATCTGTAAATATAGATGAGGGAGTATGGAATTGCCACAACTGTGGTTGGACAGGAGGACTAAAAAAAGAAAACAACTATATGAAAGAAAAAGATTATGTTATACCTAAATTAATTGAAACCAATAAATATTCTGAAAAATTAATTTCTTGGTTTAAAGGAAGAGGTATATCTAAACAAACAATAATTGATAATAGGATTGGAGAAGGCAAAGAATATATGCCACAATTAAATAAAGAGGTAACGACAATTCAGTTTAAATATTATAGAAACAGTCAGTTAATTAATATAAAATATAGAGATGGGGCTAAGAATTTTAAATTAGTAAAGGATGCTGAAAGAGTAATGTATGGATTGGATGATTTACTTGGCAAAAAAGATGTTATAGTAGTAGAGGGAGAGATGGATAAATTAGCTTTTTATGAGGCAGGATTTAAAAATTGTGTTTCAGTTCCTAATGGTGCTAGTAATTTAAAAATGGAATATCTAAAAGATTTCCCTGATAACTTAGAGAGAGTCTATCTTGCTGTTGATGATGATGAGCCAGGAAGAAAACTTCAAGATGAATTGTCAAGAAGAATAGGCAGAGATATATGTTATAGAGTTTTATACCCTGAAGGGTGTAAGGATATAAATGATGTGTTAGTAAAACACAACAAAGGAGTTGTTAAAGAATGTATAACTGGTGCTCAAGTTTATCCACTAGAAGGAGTTATTAGTGTTCGTGACTTTAATATGGATATTGACCAACTATATGAAGATGGATTACAAAGAGGACTAACTGTAGGGCACAATATCTTTGACAACCTTTTTAGTTTTACTACATCTCAACTAACAGTAGTCACAGGAGTTCCTACGCATGGTAAAAGTAATTTCTTAGAGCATATTGCTTTAAGGTTATCTAGTCAGCATGGATGGAAGTTTGGAGTGTTTAGCCCTGAGCATTATCCTATGCAATTACACTTCTCTGTTTTATCTGAGAAATTAATTGGCAAATCATTTAGGAAAATAACAAGATACAATAGGATGAGTAAAACAGATTTAAAAAGTGCAAAAGATTTTATTTCAGAACACTATCATTGGATTAGACCTGATGGGGATATTTATACTATAGATTCAATACTTGAAACAGCTAAAGGATTAATCAGAAGGCATGGTATTAACGCTTTGATAATAGACCCTTATAATAAAATAAATGCCAATATAAGTGGTGAAAACGAAACTAATTACATAAATAAATTTTTAACTAGGCTAACTATATTTAAACAGAAATATGACATACATATATTCCTGGTAGCACATCCAAGAAAAATGCAGAAACAAGATAATGGGCAATATGAAATACCAACACTATATGATGTTGCAGGAAGTGCTAATTTTTACAATCAAGTAGATAACGGTATAACTGTTTATAGGGATTTTAAAAACGAATTGACAAGTGTTTATGTTCAGAAAGTTAAATTTAGGCATATAGGGGAGTTAGGTGAAGCTCAGTTTAAATATAATTTGCAAAATGGTAGGTATAGTGAGTTGGGAGAACCATTAGATAA